CATGACGTGCCATAAAGAAGTGTTTGATTTGGGTTCTGAACATGCTAGCCGCAGTTGCAGAGCGTTGGTTAAAGAAGCGCACGGTCATTTAGAAACAGTTGTTAGTTCTTTAGGTGAAGAGAAGCCAATGGAAGCTGGTACACAAGTAACAGCCAAAGACGCGATGGCGATTTTCCTCACTACGTCTAACGCTGGATTACGCAAAAGAATGCAAGATGCTTTAACAGCATTGAATAAGCAAGAAACAAGCTGCTCGTTAACAAAGCAGTTTAAGGCGTTGATTATGTAGTTTACGATGCATCACGGCGGTCGTGGTGATCATAATGTTAGATCAGTCTAATCAAAAGGAAACTAAAATGAAGATGACTGACTTGTTGAAGAAGGAACTCGTAAAGCTTGGTATCGTTAAAGAAGACGCTACCGATGCTGAGTTCACTAAGGCCGCCGGAGAAGCGTTTGCTGATGGCACGCTGACGGCCGAGCGGTACTTGGAGCTAACTAAAGAGCCTGAAGATGATGCCGCCAATGCGTTTGAGAAACGCCTCAACGGCATTGCAACGGCTATCGAAAAGCTCACTACTGTTATGACCAAGGAAAAGGAAGTGGTCACGGATGACAGCAAGGAAGCTGAAAAGTTGAAAGCTCAGCTCAAAAAGCTTGAGGAAAAGAGTGCTGCAATACTCGCCGAAAAGGAAGCCAAACTTTCTGGTGATAAGAAGCCTTCTAACATTTCACGACTAATCACTGACATCGGCAATCGTGTCATTGATGGTAAGGATGTTGATGTCCGCGTAAAGGAAGCTATCGAACAGTATAGCGATACTAAGTCTGCTATGCGTTATCCCGATAGCACTAAGTCTGGCAAGCCTCATCCGATGGCGGGCAGGCAGGTCCAAGACTTTACGGAAGAGGGTCGCCCGATTGACGAACCTAGCGAACGTGATAAGGCTGTAGCTGGTGTTTACGCCAAGTTGTTGTGTGCTACGGCCGCACGTAATGGTTCACGCTCGGCGGGTTATCAATCGTTGCCTGACCATGACAAAAGTATCCTCCATTATGCGATGGATAAGGAGAAGTGGTCTGGTGCTTCGGATGGTGGCGATGCCGCTGACATTAAACGACGCCTTTTGACTCCGAATGAGCAAAAGGCTTTGATTGATGACGCCACCAGTGGTGGTCTTGAAGCTGCACCGATTGTGTTTGATGACCAAGTCATTAAAACGCCTTTGCTGTACGGTGAGCTGTACCCGTTGGTTACAACCAAGCCTCTTACTCGTGGACGGCGTGTAGAAGGCGTAGCACTGGGTCAGGTGACGGTAAGCTGGGGTGGTGTTGACGACACGGCTATCAGTTTGTTCAACACTGCCAGCTTCGTTTCGGCGTTTGACACCACGATTTACCGTGGGCAAGGGGCCATTAAAATTGGTTTGGACTTCCTAAGCGATACGCCAATCAATTTTGGTCAAGAAGTGACACAGCAGTACGGTGAAGCAATGCTCCAAACAATGGACTATTGCGTCGCTGTTGGTAATGGCACTACTCAACCTGAAGGTGTCATGAACAAGTCTGGTGTCACCAGTGTTGCCTGGGGTGGTACTACTTCTATTGGTAACTACGAATCATTGCGGTTCGGAGTTTCCAAGGCCGAGCACCGCGACAAATCGAGCGCTGTATTTTGTGGCACCGAAACTAGCTACAGCCGTATGAAGGCTTTGCCTGTTGGAGCCAATGATGCACGACGTTTGTTTGGTTCTGGTGGAATGGGTACTTCAGGATATGATGATTACCGCTTGATGGATCGTCCGTACAAGATCAATGAAGATTTGACTAACTCTCAAATCTTCTACGCGATCTTGGCCCGTTACAGAATGTACCGCCGGGAAGGCTTGACGATGAAGACTTCCACTCAAGGTGATACGTTAATGCGGGCGAATGAAATGCTGATGCTTGCTATGTTCCGCTTCGGTGGACAGATGGAGCGAGCAGCGTGTGCGTCGATCACCACGACGGCTCCGGCCTAAGCGTGGTTGTGCAACACCCGGAGGTTGGTTTACGTTCTCACCAGCCTCTGGGTTGTATTAACAATTTTTGAGAACGCAAATTAGGAGAACGATATTATGGCAGCTACTGCCGAAAGAGAAAAGTTGGCTGGGCAAAGCATATTAGCACCTTTTACAATCGAAGTGGACCATCCACGTAATTGTGACTTGTTGCTGCAATCAATTCCAGGATGCCGATTGCGGAGTACCATTAGAGGTGATCGGTACATCACTGATGCTAAAAACGGCGAGAAGCGTATTCCTGCGGATCAAGCAAGACACCTTGGCCAGCTTCCAACCATTCCAGGAATGCAGCTTACAGTAAATCCTGAGGAAATGACGTACAAAATAGTTGATCCTTTGTCAACAGACAAAGACTTTTGTAAAAAGCTACAAAAGTCTTTGGGACATACGCAAGGTTTTAAGATTGATGGTGAGTTGCGTGGTGTGCCTGATAAAAAAGGTAAGTTAGATGTACACCGCATGAAAAACCTTTGTCGTGAAGTCATTTGGTTGTTAGAAGCTGGTGACGTCAAAGTCATTAAGGGTAGCGAACCTACTATGGACAGAGTAGATGCCTTGCCCGGCAAGTTTCTGCTGAATCCAGGTGCTCAAGTACCAAATACTCAGCCTGTTTACGAAGAAGATTATGATGACTGGGTAGCACAATTGGCGAGAGCTGGAGGATAAAAGTGGGAATACCTGTGCCGTCATCTGCTGTATTGAACGCTCGTAATAGGCGAACTACAGCAGATGCGGCGCGGGTAGTGCGTTGGGAATGGTTCATTAAGAATGTGAGCGATAAAGTATCACTTACAATGACCAGACGCTTGACGATGGCTACGCAGTATTTGCTTACAAAAGTAACGCAAAACATAAGCCGTCCAGTAACAAAAGGTGTTGGTCCTCGTGGTGGCAGAATAGTTTTAGATCGTAGTTTACCAGGCGAATATCCTAAAGCAGATTCAACGCAATTGTTGAAGACAGTATTTTCTGATATTAAGCAACTTGGTGGTGGTAACGTAGAAGGATTCATTGGTACACCTTTAGATTACGGTTTGATATTAGAGACCAGATTAAACAGAAGTTTTTTGGTTAGGACGCTAAACGAAGAAAGAGCTAAAATCACTAAGCTGCTTACCGGCCCGATTACATGAGCATAAATACCGCAGACATTCAGAAAGCAATAGTATCGGCTTGGTCTTCGAGTGGTTTGGATGCTATATTTAGAGCGTTTTGGTCTGATCCATTATCCACCGATTATGTCACTTTGAACGATCAAGAAGCATCACCAGGGCAAGCGTTTCCATATTGTGTAATAAATCAGATGTCGTCCACAACCACGGATAAAATGTCCGGTGGGGCGGATAAATTACAAGAGGTTCGCGACATACCAGTAACTTTCAACGTATATACTAGGCCGATTGCGGGGGACAGCAGATCAATCAAAGAGTTGGCGGCGTACTTAGCAGAAGAAATAACAAAGGTTTTTGGTGGTCATCCAACCGTCGCTCCTCAAGCCACTTTGACTTTAGATAACGGTAGTATGTTACCTGCAAGATATCAAACTGATTACGGCATAAGAATTGACGACAACGAATATCAATGGGTTGTATCATACTTGATGCGATCCGATGTCCCAGTAATGACGTAGGTGAACACATGGCAAGATCATTATCCGGTGCAAAAATTGCTGTTAAGCTGACAGCTTCAGTTGTAAATACATTGAATGATACAACTGCAATACAGGGATCACAGCCGTCGTTGAACTTCTCGGCTAACATCGCTGATGGTATTTCAGTTGGACAAGCTAACCGTGGATGGCACTCTAAAAGTAGAACTATACTAGAAGATGAACAAGAAGTAATAGACCTAGCAACTTTTGAAGGATTAGATATTGGCGCTGGTGACGGCAACGATTGCTTAGGTCAGGCTTTGACTTTGGAAGAAGTTGTGACGATCGTCGTACAAAATGAAAATGCCGCTGGTGTAGCAGGGCATTTAGAAATACTACCGTCTGATAGTGAAGGTTGGACTGCTATTGGTACTCATACTGTAGCTAACGGCGGTGCGTTGTTGGCTCAAGGTATGTTAGTTAAACATCAACCCGCGGCTGATGGGTTT